CTCGCGCCTGACGACCGCGAGCCTGTCGCCGTCCTCGTCGGCATGATGCCTGCCAGCTCGTCGATTCGCGTCAGCGTCGGTCGGCGATGACCAGCGACGAGCTGCGCCTGTGCCTGCGCGGCGCGGCTCTCGTCGCGCTGGCGGTCGTCCTCGGCGGCGTCTGGCCGCTCGTGCGATGACAGTCGAGCCGCCTGCCGCGCTCTGGCATTTCACGAGCGAGGCGGCCGCGACAGCGATCGACAGGTGCGGCGGCTGGCTGTTCCCTGCGGCGACTCTCCTACCTCGTCGCGGCTGGCCGTCGGATCTGACCGAGGGTGCTCGGTACGTCTGGCTTATCGACCAGCGGAACCCGTCGGCGGCGATGCTCGGATTTCGCGAGCGGTCGCCGTACCGAGCGGTTCGGTTCCGTGCGGTCGACCCATCGGTCGCGAGCTGGTGGCCGACGAGGCGGCGCGGCCATACGCGCGCGTACCTCGACAACCTCGAATCTTTCGCGATGCCTGCGCTCTGGTGGGTCGCCGACGACCCCGTGCGCGTCGTTCGCGACCCCTAGGAACGACGAAACCCGCCGACAGGCCTGAGGCTGTCGGCGGGTTCGGTCGAGGCCGTCAGAACGGCGCAGGCGCACGCCGCTCTGTCTTGCCGCCGAGCTCGGTACGCCAGTCGAGCTGAACGGCGTCGGCGTCGAACCTGCGGCGCTGCGTCGGCTGCAGCGTGATCGTCACCAGCTCGGCGACGACGGCGCGCTGCGCGTCGAGGCTCAGCAGCTCCCAGGCCGCGACGACGTCCTCGAACGAGCCGAGCTCGGCCAGCGTCCGCACGGCCGCAGGCACAGGCCGAGCTCGCTCGACGGCGGCGCGAGCTGCGTCGATCGCAGGCAGCAGCGTCGCGTTCGCGCGCGTCACCTGGTCGAGCGGCAGGACGCCTGCGGCGTAGGCGTCGGCGAGCTCGGCTGAGCGTGCCTGCAGGCCTGCCAGGTGCGCTCGTGCGGCCGCCAGGCTGTCGGCGTCCTGCGCCAGCCAGTCGAGCGCGTTCGGCTGGCTCAGGCGGCCGCAGACGGCGTCGGCGACGTGCGCGTCGATCGGCTCAGCTTTCCGGCTGATCCGGTTACAGCTCTTGCATTGGTAGGCACGCGCCGCGCCGTCTGAGTTTCGGCGCGCGACGATCCACACGCGCGAGTCGCCGCACAGGCCGCAGACGATCAGGCCGCTGAGCAGGTTTCGCGGCGTCGCGCCTCGCTTGTTCGTGCGGCGCTCAGGGTCGGCCAGTAGCGCGACGACGGCGTCGTAGGTGTCATCGTCGAGGATCGGCGACCAGGCGGCCGGTCCGACGACCTCGCCACGGTGCACGCGCCGAGCTGCGTTGCGCTCGCGCAGGACGAGCTTGTGCAGCGTCGTCGAGGACCAGGCGGCAGCGCGCGGCGCAGGGATCTCGCGCACGTTGAAATCGCGAGCGATCCCGCGCAGCGTCTCGCCGCCGAGGACACGCTGCGCCGCCTCGCGCACGACAGCCGCCTCGGCCTCGTTGACTGTGTCGACAGGACCGCCGCCGCGCACGCGCGATCGAGTCCAGCCGTACGCGATCGCACCGTGCGGTGTCCCGTGGCCTGCAGCCTGATCGGTCCCGCGCCGCGTGCGCTCTGAGATCAGGTCGGACTCGCCTGCGTCCTGCGTCCCTGCCTGCCGAGCCATCTGTACTTCCCAGGCCGTCATCGTCGGATACATACGGACACCCTGCGCCGTTGTGAACGACGCGCCGACGCGCCGCAGCTTTAGCAGCTCGTTCAGCTCGCCGAGATCGCGCGTCAGCCGCGACGTCGAGGTCGCCAGGACGTGAGACGACGTGCCGCTGCGCATCCCGCGCTCGACGTCAGCCCACAGCTCGCGAGGCTTGCTCGCGTACTCAGACGCCGACTGGTCATTCTCGACGACGATGCGCGCGACCGGCTGTCCCATGAACCCAGCTATCCGAACGATGTCCTCGACCTGGCGCTCGACGCCGAGGCCGCGACCGTCGCCGTCCGACGAGATCCGCGCGTAGCCGGTCAGGCCGTCCTCGGCGAACGTGAGGCAGGCGGCGTCGACGATCGCCTGCACAGCAGCCAGCGCGGCCGCCTGCGCAGGCTTGCTCAGGTCGAGGTTGTGCACGATCGGCACGCTGCGCGTCAGTGTCGCGGCGGCGCTCACAGCGAGGCCTCGTGCGCCTGGCGCAGCGCCGTCAGCGCGCCTGCAGTCTCGACGGCACGCTGCGCGCGAGTCATGGTCGACCAGGCGTCGCCGTACTCGTGCGCTGCCCACAGCTCGGCGAGGCGAACGTCGCTCGACGCGTGCAGCTCGGTCCCGTCCTCGGTCGTGATCGACAGCGCGCCGACGATCGGCGTCGTGCGCCAGTAGGTGAGATCGGTGGTCATGGTGACTCCTGCGGTAGCTGCGTCCCGCTCGTTTTCGAGCGAGCTCGAACCGTACCGCGCTACGCCGTTATTTCTCTACCTACAGCCACGTCTAGGTCGAATAATCACCCTGTGATCCCGCGCACACTATGATCCCTCGCATGGCTCGCCGAACCGGACTTATCACCCTCGCTGTCCTAGGGACGCTCGTGTTCCTCGTCGTCCTGTGGCTCGCCTCGCTCGGCGGGATGCGCGGCTAGCTCGTCGAGCTCGCGCGGCGGCACGCAGCCGACGAGCGCAGGCCGACCTCGGTCGGCGACGTCCTGCGGCTGGCGCACGAGCGAGCGTCGCGGGTTCAGCGCCGGATCAGGCATCGCCGCGACCTCGGACCGTCGTCGCGACCAGCGTCACGAGCGAGCCTGCGACGGCCGCCAGGACGCCGACATACGGCCGAGCTGCCTCAGGAACGTCGAGCGCGAACGGTGCGGCAATCACGAGCGCGAGCACAGCGAGCGCGAGGACCACATAGACGACGAGGCGCGGCGTCCAGCGTGACGAGCTCGTCGCTGTGCTGAGCGCAGCGTCAGCGCCGCGCGTCGCGTACCTCGTGAGCGAGGCCTGCGCCCAGCCACCAGCGGCGCTCGGCAGCGTGTCGTCGAGGTTCGCGCGCAGCGTGTTCGCCATGTTCAGATCCTGCGACGTGGTCCACCAGCTCGGCGGCGCACCCATCGCAGCGCCGTCGCCGATGTTCTCGCGCAGCGTCTCGGCGACGAGCGTTTTCATTGCCTGCACGTCGGCAGGGTTGTTCAGGTCCATATCGGGAACCTCCGGTTCAGGTGTCGCGGGTTCGTACAGCCGCACGGTGTTCAGGTCCTCGGACCAGCCGAGATAGGTGCCGTCGAAGTCACGGCACACCTGGTCTATGGCGTCAGGTCCGACGTACGACCTGATCTGGTCGTTAAACGTGGTCACGATCTCGTGTGCGCTGCAGCCCATGACGACGTGGTCGTATTGCGACGGCGTACGGAAAAACAGCGGCACGGCTGGCGGCGGGTTCCGGTCGCCAGGGTGCGGCCAGCTCGCGCCGTTCCATGCGTCGATCGCTGACGCGTAGTAGCTCGGTACGGCGAAACAGTCGCGGACGAATTTCAGGCAGTAGCCGGACCCCTCAGGCATCGTCGAGCCGACGCGGCCTCGCGCGTAGTCGATCGCCGCCTGTCCTGTGCGCGTCACGGCGTCACGCTCCGATCAGGCGCAGCTCGACGAACGACGCTGTCCCGGCAGGCGCGACCGCTCCCATAATCGGAATCGTCGCGCCTGCGTCGTGAAAAGTGACGACGCGCAGCCTCTGACCGGCAGGGAACCGAACGATCCGCGCGCCGCCGACGAATTTATGCGTCGGCGGTCCACCCCAGGCGGCAAAATCCGAAAAGTGAACCGAGGCCGCCTCGTTCTCGATCCATCCGAGGCGGTTCGCGCCTGCGGTCGTCTGGTCATAGCGGATGACGAAATTTGTCAGGTACAGCCCAGGCACAGGCAGAACGAACACGCCTGTAACGGGGTCGTAGGTGACGCCGCCTGACAGCTCGACCCCGGACCAGGCGGCCGCACCCTGATTCGTTGCGCCGACGATGAACTGCACACCTGTCGGGACGAGGACGTTCGCGCCGAGGTACGCGAGCGCGCCTGGCGCGGCGTCGACGGCCAGCGCGAGAGCCTTTATCGCGTCGTCGCCGTCGACGACTTTGTCTGTGCCGAGCGGGTATGGCTTGCCAGTGGAGGTCGTTGCCATGATGTCTGTTCCCTCTCGATTCAGGCGGCGACGCCGCGTAGGTCGTTCCACGAAAGTCCTGGCGACCACTGGTCCCAGGACCAGGCAGGGTCGAGCTCGTCCCAGACGGCCGACGTTCCGAGGCCACCCGAGGCCGACACGAGTAGGTCGAGCACCCATCGGCCGCCGACGTAGCGGTAGGTCCCGCCTTCGAGATAGACGCCGACGTCAGCGCCTGCAGGTGTCCAGCTCGGCAGGTCGCCGAGGACGATCGGCGCGCCGATGCGGCTCGTTCCGTCGAGTAGGTCGAGGACCAGCGCGATCCCTGTCTCGGTCCCGTCGACGTCGTTGTCGTCGATCGTCAGGCCGTCGGCGCGCCAGCCGCTCGACGAGCTGCGCGTTAGTACGCGCTGCGCGACGTCCTGCGCGTCGCTGGCGGCCTGTAGCTGCGTCGCGATCGATGCGCCGCGCGTGCCGTACTGAGCTTCGAGCTCGGCGTCGACGACGAGCTCGGTCACGGCGACCGTTGTCGGCAGGCCGTCGCTGGCCACACCCTGCGCGAGCCAGCTCACAGCGACGCGCGTAATAACGTCGCTGACGTCCTGGACCCATGACACGGGGTCGCGCAGGATGACGCAGGCGGACAGGTCGAATCCGATGTCGGGATCTCCCTGCACGACGACGACGACGCCGTCGACGAGCGCGAGCTCTAGCAGCGAGGCGCGCAGGCTCGGATCTTCGAGGCGCAGGTACGCGCCGACCGTCTGGTGCACGACAGGCCACAGGACGCCGTCGACGCTGGTCGCGATCTCCTGCAGCAGCCCTGTCGCTCCCTGTGCGTCGCCGCTGCGGTAGCTCAGCAGTGTCGAGTCGATCGAGGTATCGATGTCGATAGAGATAGGCAGGCCAGCGAGGCTCAGGATTCGCAGCGCGCGTGCCTCGACGTCCTCGACCGTCCAGGGCTGTTCGCCGACGACGCGGTTCTGCAGATCGGCCGTGAATCCGACGGCCGTCACTTTTGCGACTGGCGAGCTCGTCGAGTCGTCCCAGCTCGCCGCCAGGTCCGTGATTCGGCCGCTGAACACGAGGACGCTGCGGCCTGTGCCTGTGCCTGGCGCGCGCACGCTGACGTCGTCGACGAACAGCGCGCCGAGCTCGTCCCAGCGCAGCGCAGGATCGGCGCTGTCCCAGGCGAGCGCAGGAGGTAGGTCGTCCCAGCTCGGTCCGGTCGGATCGAGGACGAGCTGCAGGCCGAGCCAGGCGTCGGCGAGCTGCACAGGAAACACGACGTCGAGCGTCTGCCAGGTTCCGTTACCGACGATCTCGCGCGGCGCGCCTGCAGGCGTCGCGGCGCTCGCGTAGGGACCTGTGAACAGCGCCGCGCGCAGCGTCGCGCTCGCGCCGGTCGGCAGCCAGATGCTGACCGAGGCCGACCAGGACTGGCCTGGTGACGTCGTCGGGATCGAGTCCCAGGCGGCCGGATTCGTGCCTGCAGGCTGCAGCTCGCCAGGCGCGAGCAGGACGGTTGCCGGGACGCCTGCGGTCGTCGGCTTGACGACGAGCGAGCTCGCGCCGCTCTTGACTCTCGACGACGTCCTCGTCGCTGTGCCGCCGCTCGCCTGCCAGGTGACCGGCGTGGCCAGCTCGAACCCAGGATTAGCGAACGTCTCGACGGTCGGATCTGGATATGTCATGCCGTGCGCGACGACGTCGACGCGGCGACCTGTGCGGTAGGTCGCCATAAACGAATCGCCGCCGAGCTGGTCCATGACCTCGAACGAGCACGAGTCGGCCTCAGGTTGCGACATCGTGTTCGAGCGACCCCAGGCGACGGCCAGGTCGTCGAGGATGACCGGACCGGTCAGGTCGTCGCCAGGCGAGCCGTCGGCCGCGCGGACGCCGTCGACGAGGACTGTGCACGTGACGCCAGTCGTCATGCGATCACGACGCCAGCTCGGCGGCGCTCGTCAGCGCCGAGGATCTGCCGGATTTGCCGAGCGACCGCGACAGGATCGAGCGCACCCTGTATGACGATCGTCGGTCCTCGGCCGCCGCTGGCAGCCGAGGACAGCGACGGCGCAGCGAACGAGCTCGCCGTCGGTCCGACCGAGCGCACAGCGACCGTCGCCGTCGGCGCGCTGCGACCGAATATGCCGCCGATTGCGCTACCGATGTCGGTCAGGACCTTAGGCATCTCGATTCTCTTTAGCCAGTCGATGACGCTTTTAATCGCGTCGATTACTTTTTGCCATGCATCTCTAACGCTATTCACCACGCCGACGATGTTCTCGACTATGCCGCGTACGGTGTCGTAAAGCGTATTCCATGTGTCGACGGCGACTTGCTTAATTCCCTGCCAGACGGCATTAACGGTTCCCGCGACCGCGCGCACGATGTTAGCGACCTGCGCGATTACCCAGCGGACGACCTCGACTATTCCATTCCATACCGCCTCGGCAGCGACGAGAATACCGTTCCAGATCGCGACGTAAACGGATATGTACGCTTTACCGATCGCGACGATAAACGACCAGGCTGCAGCTACGGCATTCGAGATCCATTCCCAGACGGCGGCGGCGGCGTCCTGAATGGCCTGCCAGGCGGCCGTAATGCTCGCGAGCGCCGACTGTCCGACGCCGACGATAAACGACCAGGCAGTCGAGGCCGCTGTCTGAATCCATTCCCAGACAGCGCCGACGGCCGTTTTAATTGCTTCCCAGGCGGCCAGCGCCGCCGCGCGAATAGCGTCCCAGACGGCGATAACGGCCTCGCGAAATGCCTCGTTTTTCGTCCACAGCAGCGCGATAACTCCGATAAGAATTACGATCGCTGCGACGACGAGTCCGATCGGGTTTGCCGACATTGCTGCGTTGAGTAGCCACTGTGCGGCCGCCCATGCTTTTGCCGCGAGCTGCGCAGCTTTCGACGCGACGGTCGACGCCATTGTCGCGGCGGTGTCTTTAATCCGCAGCGCGGTCGACTTTAGCGTCGTCATATTGAGCGATTCCTGCGCGACGCGAAACAGAATCGTCGACCCCTCGGCAGCGTCCATAGCGGTTGCCGTCAGGCTCAGCGCCGACGCTGCGCCGCCGAACCCTGCAGCGTCGAGCGCGCCAGCCAGCGCGCCGAGGCCGGTCGCGGTGTCGCCTGACTTGTCGCCGACGTCGCCGATCGCATCCGACGCGCTGCGACTGTATTCCTCGGCGGCCTTTTCGGCTTTGTCGAAACCCTTTTGTGCGTCGCGCGCGTCGGCCAGGATCTCGACCGACAGAATCGCCGACTTCCCTGCCATGCTCGGTCACCTGCCCTTCGCTTTAATCGCTGCAGCTCGCTGTTCGAGGATCTCGACGACCGTCCATATCGTCGCCTCGTCCTCGGCGAACCACGGACCGGGGTGCGTTTTTGTCGCGACAGCTATTTCGCAGATCAGCCGGGAGAAAGTCCCGGCCGGATAGGGTCCGCAGGCGCGTCGGCCTCGTCCTCGTCTGGCCGCTCGACCGACAGGCAGTCGTTCAGGAACAGCTCCCAGGTCAGCGACGGCTCGATCGCGCCTGTCCGGCGCGACGCCGACCAGGCCAGGAAACCGAGCCAGGTCAGCGGCGCGTCGGTCGCGGTCGGCCATTTGTGCCGGGCTCGCGTCAGGTCCCAGATGTTGTGGTCGAGCAGCGTCGTCGTCACTGTGAACGCGTCGCGATCGCGCAGGTAAACGACGATGTCGAGCTGACCGGCGCTCACGATGCCGCGCCTTTGATCTCGCCGACGATGCGCTCGACCTCGTCGGCATAGATTCCTAGCCAGTGTTCCTCGGTCGCGTGCGCGGCGTCGACGACGAACGGCTGCGGCCGAATGTTGTGCGCAGGCCAGCCGTAGTGAATCGGTCCGGCATAGCGGACCTTTGCTGAACCTGCCTTAACGGCGACGCCGCGCGCGATGCGGCTCGCGCGCAGCGAGCCAGCCAGCGCGCCTGAGATCCGAGGCGCGCGACCGCTAGCCGCATTAGCGACGTAATCACCTGTCAGCTTATGCGCGTCTTTCAGCTCGCCGAGATCGTCGCCTGCAGCCTTAAGCGACTTGCGCAGCTCCTTCGATCCTTTGACCTCGACTGCCGCTGTCACGACTTGGACCTCGACGACGCTGCAGCAGCCAGCGGCGCGGCTGCGTCACCGTATGTAACGGCGGTCGTTGGGTCGAAATTGTCGAGGCCGAATGCGAAATCGGACGCGAGAAAGTCGCCGTAGTTGTCTGCGCCGAGCTGCAGCGGCGCGACTTTGAACGCGCCGGTAACGGTCGTGCCGACGGCCTCGCTCGGCGTGAACCGGAACGGCACGACCTCGCCGATTCGTTGCCAGGTCATCGCGAAAAAACCTGCCGCGAGGCCAGCGTCGACGTCGACGTTTCCCTCGATCGACCACGAAATCGTGTCGGCGGCGCGCTTGCTCGTTCCGCACAGCATGGTTTTCGAGTCACCCTCGCTGATTTCAGGGATGATCGCGACGTTATTCACGAGGCACGAGATATCGAGCGCCGTTCCTGTCTCGCCGACTTCGAGCAGACCAGGACCGAGCGTCCCCGTTCCGTCTGGTGTGGTTGCCATGATTCAGACTCCGATCGGGATTCGAGAGGACCAGGCGAGCAGATATGACGGCATGGGCTGGCCGCCGCCTGGCAGGGTCAGCGACACAGCGGTTCCGTCGACGAACGGAAACAGTCCGGTGACGACGTCGACGAGCTCGGACAGCCTCGGCGTGACCGACTGCGTCGAGCTGTTCGGTGCGACGAGGTAGGCCTGCCAGGTGACGACCGCGACGCGTTTCCCGTACTGAAATTCGAGGCCAGGCACAGGCAGCCAGACAGTCGGCGGCGTGATCTGCGCGCTGTCGTCGCTCGCGCGCAGGTTCGAGCCGTCGGCCAGCTCGACCGAGCGGAACGTCGCCAGGACGTCGGCGACTGCCTGCGCGAGTCCCATTAGCCGACGCCGTAGTGGTCGCGCATGTATGGCGCGAGCAGCGACTCG